TCTTTCAACAGAGACTTCTGTGCAAATTCTGCTTTCTTGAGACGAAGTTTTGTCAAAGCATGATACTCAAGATACTTCGAGTGCAACGCTGGAGTCACACGAGAAGTTTCATCGAGTTGATGCTTTGAGATTTCGGAGTCTTCTTTCCACTCCGCAAGGATGCTTTCTAAATCAATCATTATATAATTATATCAAACTTTACAGTAAAAGTCAAACAATTTCGAACTGAGAGAACCTGAATGATGCGTCAAATGTCAGGAATGTTGTATCACCTGCCGTTGACTGAAACTGAATACCGCCAAGATTTGTTGGCATACAATCTAGATAACGAATTTTCTTTGTTGTGTTGTTGTGACTAGAAAGAATAGACAATGTGATGTCAGCATATGTTGGCTTCTTGGTGCCTCTCTGACCAGCAGAAACAGCACCATCATTTACAATACGAACCATCCAATCATACATTTCTTGATAACCTTTCATATCTTCGTCAACAAGAAGTGTGAAAGATAGTTCAGTAAAAGTCATTTTGTCACCAGCAAGAGGGACAGACGTAATACGACGAACAGGAAGTTCTACGGGGTTGAGATTTGCACCAGGGTGCTGAACAGATTGAGCAAAGAACTCAAGATTTGGATACTTGGTTCTGTCAATCAACACTCTAAAGCCAGACGGCTGAAGATAGTTTATATTATCTGTCAACTCTTCATCAAGAACTTGTGTATTAATCTGCGTTGTATCAATGGGCATTTTAAACTCCTATAGTGCTATTTATAAGAGTTTTAATGACTATCGATATTCTGTGAAAGTTTTGTTATCACTTCCAGCCAGTATTTTCTTGCCCATACAGTGTTGGCGTTATTATACGCCTTCTCTGCATTCTTAATCAAACGAGGATAATCAAATAAACGAGGACAATTAGACATCAATCCGCCCCGATACAACTTTGTGCTTCACGACTTGAAACGTATCATCAGCATCAGTCTGCTTTGCAAACTTAGATGTTGCGATAACTTCACGAAGTTTTTCATCTGCTTGTTTCTGTGCAGACTCCATAGTGATTGCTTCGAAGCGTTTGGCTCCAATAGAACCATCTTTATAGGTTACTTCTAAATCAGCATAATACATATGTGTCATTGATAATCTCCAATCGCGTTAATTACTTCAATACCAAACTCTTCGACCAATGCCTCTACACGGGCATCACGGTCTTCTTTATAGGGGAAGTGGTAACCAGCCACTTCCCCGCCAGTCAGAGAGACATCGACTTCAACAAAATACTTTCCAAGTTTAGGCATTGATTACTGCTCCTTTACCAACCCAAGTGATTTCTTCGAACTTCTCTTCGTAAGTCCGACCGTCTACAGTGAACCCAACATCGTGTAGTTCAGTGAGAACAAACTTTACTGCTTCTTTTGCAGTCTCAAAGACGATAGTGTCTTTCGCTTTACCAGTGATATTTACTTCATATTTCATAACAAGTCCTTTCATTAACTTATATCTTACATTACGATATTCAACAGAGAATGTCAAGCGTTTTCTTCAATGTTTTCAATAATAACTTCTTCAACAAAACCCTTCTCGATGAAGTAGTCAGCCGCACCCTTGGCTTCTTGTTCGCTCTCAATTGCTTCGAACAAACCAGCAAGAATCCGACCACTCTTTTTCTCTTTTACCAAATACATAATCATTTCCTTTCTCTTGACTATATCTTACATTACGACATTATTCATACTTTGTCAAGTCTTTTTTTTAACTTTTTTTATGTTGTTTTCTAAAATCACCCGATATTCTGCCTTTGTTTTTATGACAAGTCTCACATAATTCTGAGCAATTCTCAGGTGTATTATCATATAAATTACCATTAACATGGTCAACTTGTGTAAGACCTATTGCCCATGGTGCTTTGTCATAATCCATAGGACAGTTAAAACCTAGATGACCATCTGCATTTGAACATTTTCCAGTCTTAAAAGGAGTAACACCTTCCTTTAGTTCTACTGAAACATCATGACAATTTTTATGACACCTCCAGCAAAAAGGACGCCAACGAGAACCACCATTTGCTACAGGTTGATTACAACCATAGTTCAAGCAAGTAGGTCTATTATCATAGTCTAGTCCGTATGCCATTCTCTCTCTCTCTTTCTCTAAGTTATACTTTACATTACAACATCTAGAAGAGATTGTCAAGTCTTTTTTTCAAAAAAAGAATAAAAAAAAGAGAGAGTCCGAAGACTCTCTCTAAAAATTTGAGGTAGGTTAACCCTACTCTTATTTTTGTTACCCTTAGGTAAGAATGTTCTTAACACCAAATACACGGTAGTATTGGTTCTGTTTAACAGTACCGAGACCACCATTAGCAATAGCACCAGTAACGAATGGATTTGCAGCCATGCCGTAACGAGTTTTAAAGCCAATTTTTGGTTGGAATGAACTTTCTGAAACGGCTTTCACCATTTGCAGTGGAACATATGGGCAATAGAACACACCAGCGTCATATGCGTTTGTGCCTTTGTAACCAACAGTTACATAGTCAGTGTTTGCATATGGGTCGATGTATACGCGAGTGCGACCGTTAAGCACACCAGCGAAGGTGTTGCCTGTGTCGTCTACTTGCAGATTGCTTGACAATGCTGGGCTGTAGTCCAAAGAACCAGAAGCAGCCAGGGCTGTAGCAACGTCAGAAGAACACAGGATAAAGTTACCTTTACCGCGGCGTGTTTCTTTTGCAATTACGTTGGCTTCACGGTCGATTTGAACCGTCAGACCTTTAAACTTCTCAGCAGACCAACGACCATCAGCATCGCTTGACAGGTTAAAGATACCAGCTTGAGCAACGTTGCTTTGCTGGGCACCTGTTTTAGCTTGTGTGTTGACTGTGCGGACAACTTCACGGTTGATTTCAGCCAGAATCTCAGCAGACAAAATGTTTGCCAACTCAGTTTCAGCGTCCAGACCATGAATGGCTTTCAAGTCCTGAGCCAGTTCCAAGCTGTATTCTGCTTTCAGCGCACGGCTTTTGGCAGTTACAGTTTGACGCTCAATGGTGAAACCCATTTCGTTAAATGTAGAAGTTGTTGTGCCAAGTGCTTCGGCATCGGCTGTTGGCATTGCGCCAGCAAAGATGTCGGTTGTGCGGGCACCAGCAGAGTCAATACCATCGGAGTCATCGTTGAAGCCTGATGGATTGTCTGAGTCGTGGGTACCTGAACTGTCACCAGAGAACTGTGTCTCGGCTTCGTTGAACAGGGCTTCACGGTTCGAAGTTGAACCTGCACCGTAACGGGCTTTCATTGCAAAGATAAGTCCAGTTGGACCATTCATTGGCTGAACGCCGCAGATATCATATGCAAGCAGGTTTGGCATTGCACGACGAACCAGCGAAATCAATACTGGGTCGAAGTTAGTTACACCAGAGGTGTTGTTGCCAGGAGCGGCTTCAGTGATGAAGTTACCCATAGCGGCGGCATCTTCACGAAGAGCCTTTTCTTGGTTTTCGAGAATAGCGGCAGTTACTGCACGACGATGAGGGTCTTGAATTTGCTCACCTTCGTTCAATACTGGACTCCACTTTTCTACAAGTTGGTCATAAGATTGTTGCATTTTATTAATTCCTTATACTCTTGGAGCTGTTTTACGGATTGCTTGAATATATCTGTCCATGTCAGCAGAGACTTCAACTGTGTCATCCACATTTTCGCCATGAACTTCTTCTTCAGCGATTACTTTTTTACTGAAATATGATTCTTTGATAGTTGCAACTTTTTCAGCAAATTTTTCTTCGCTGTCAAAGTCCACATCTTCAACGAGTGACTTCAGTTTTTCTACTTGAGTGTCTGCAAGGTCACGAGACGCTTCACGAATAATCGATTCGCGTTTGTAATCTTCCAGTTGTTCGTTGGTGTCGATAATTTTCTGAGTTGTTTCGTTGAGTTTAGACTCAAGTTCTGCAACTGATTCAGAAAGTTCATCAACTAGGTCGACTTTGGATTCTGGAACCTCAATGTAAGACTCTGTAAACAGGTCTTTCAAATTAGTCATGAATGTCTCAGCGATTTCAGTGCGAAGACCGCTCTGAATAGCCAATTTATTCTCTTCCATCCAAGTCTCAACAACGTAGTTGAGGTAGCCGTCAACTTTTTCAATCATCTCAGATTTAGTTTCAGAGATTTCTTGAGCAAGTTCGTCTTTATACTGTTCTTCAAGACGCTCAACCTCTTCCGAGATTTTTGTCTTAACAGCAGTTTCAAACAATACAGCAGTTTTGGCTTTGAACTCATCGCTCAATGTAGCCTCAGACTCGACCAATGCATCAAGTTCGGCAGTAGTGTCAACACTGGTTTCAGCGATGACTTCATCTTCTTCCATGTCTACCGATTCGTTCTTTATGTATGAGTCATACACGCCTTGCATTTCTGCTTTAGACATACCACTCATTTTGGTGAACATTGCATTAATCATACCTGCTTTTGTTTTTGGTCTTTTCTCACCTTGATTGGCAACACCGCCTGGTGCTGGTGCTTGCTTAGTTGCACCAGCGGCTTTGTCTACAGAGGCAACGCTTTCTGGTTCGGTTACAGTTTTAACCGACTTAGCGTCACCACCTTTAGGCAGAGCGGCTGCTTCTTCAAGTGAGTCGTCTGTGTCGAGAGTTTCATCCACGATTTCCGTTGCTACTTCATCGTGGAGTTCTTCTTCGACTCTTACTTCTTCAGTCATATCAGACTCCTTACATACTAGATTTAAGTAACGAGAGGAAATTCTTGAACTCCCGAACACTCGTCTCATATAAGACGGGCTTCGGAGCGTGTTTAATTTCAGTCTCCATTTGTTCAATTACCTGAGCCTTCAGAACACCGTTATTCCAAACCCAATCGACACCTTCCATGATTCCATTAACAAATGCATCTGGTGCTGATGGGTCTTGCACGATGTCAATCGTGCTAAGAATAAAGTCGTCTTTGACGACCATTGCGCCGTTCTTCTGCTCAAGGCTACCCATACCACGAGTTGACACGCCTAGTTGAACGCCACCATCGAGAAGACCTTTCACAATCTTGCCCATAGGAGTATCCAGTATTTGTGCCTTTCCTACCACATCATTGCCCTCAAATTTGAGGTCAGTAATGAGGTGAGAAACTTTATCCAAGTTAACCGTAGGACCTTCAGGATGATTTAACTCACCCACGGCTCTCTTCTTGCTAACTTGTTCGGTAACGTATTTACCTACAGCTTTTTCCATAATAGCTTTAGGATACACACGACCGTTTCGATTCTTTGCGTCTGCTTGTGCAAAAACGCCTTCGATGACATAGTTCTTGTCACCGTTCTCTTTCTTTTCAATAAGACATTGAAGAGATTCGTTTTCTGTGTATTCAGTAATAAGTTTCATTATGTTAATTCCTTTATTACTTTCATAGCAGACCTTTCTGCATCTTTCTGTGATTTGAAAGCGTCCAGTCGGTCGCCATCAATATACACAACAAAAGGCAGAGTGCCCTTCTCCTTAGTGATTAGGACAGGGATTCTTTTGACCTTTTTATCGAAGACCACTTCACCTTTTGGTTTGCGACCCTTGAGTTCACTAAGAAGTTCTTTATATGTTTTCATAACTTTATTTATACAAATTTATTCTTTGACATGAAATTTATTATAGACCTATTAACTAACAATAGGACCCAGTGTCTAAATGGTTGATTTTACAACATTTCTTATTACTTTGTAACTACTTTGTAACTACTTTGTAACTTTCATTAGACACCAAATAAGAAATAAGTTACGCCAAAACTAATACCAGACATAATAAGTATGATTTTGAGTGGTATTAGACCAATGAACCACACTCTAAGCACTTTACGCCAGAGCGGGATTTCATTCCACGGCTTCAGTTTCATCTTCATCTTCATCTAACTCCGCTAAGATTTCTTCGTCTTCGTCGAAGACTTGTTCAATGGCGTCTTCGATTTCTTCGTCTGAGATTTCGTCTTCGGCTTCGATGTCGGCATCAAGCCCATCCTCACCTTCTCCACCCAACTCAAGCGTCTCATCTTCGTCCTCAATAGTTTCGTCTACGATGTCTTCTTCATCATCAAGACCTTCTGGTGTATTAAAAACATCTTGCGATACTTGAATACGCTGTGCTTCGATAGCATCAGCAAGTTTATCGTTTAAAATGTCATTGAAAGAACCTTCTGCTTTGTTCAACTCACCTGTTGTGATGTTGTTAATAAGGTCCTCAATAGGATTTGTTTCTTGAGTTTCTACCTCAAGTTCTTGAACTTCTTCAGTCATAGTTTATTCTTCCTCAGTTTCATCGCCGCCGGCCGCATTCTCGCCTTCGACTTCATCTTTCATTTGTTGGATGTCTTCGTCTGACATCATCATTACATTTTTCATTACCCATTCACGAGAGAAATACTCACCAACATATTGTGAGACTTGGTCAAGAGTTTGCAGACGCTCTCTAAGCAGTTCTGCGTCTTTAAGTTCAGTGAAGTGATTATCGCGTTGAAAGTCAACATATATATCACTTTTCCATTGTTCCCAATCTTGCTCAGTAATGATTCCTTTGAGAAGCAATTGCTTTCTCAGAATACCAAGGAAGAGCATTGAGAACCTACTACGAAGGCGGTCGATAAACTTCTGGAACTTAACTTCGTCGCGGCTGATTTCTGTAGACCGACCAAGAGAGAATTGAGACTCTTGTTCTAGGCGATTAACTGGAACATTGAGTGAACGATACAGTCTCTTTTGAAAATAAACAATATCGTCAATCTGTCCTAGGTTTTCACCGCCTGGAAGTGTCGTGATTTCTGTTCCGCGACCACCTTCTCTACGAGGCAGCCAGAAATCTTCAAGCATAGACATATGCTTGCGGTCATCTTTTAACGCACCTGTCGTAGCATCGTAAGTAATCTTATTGCGATAACGAGACATGATATCTCTCATATACGCTTCAGATTTCTGACGAGGCATGTTACCTACATCAATATAGAAGATGCGGCGTTCAGGCGCACGAGCGAGACGATAAATGACAAGACTGTCTTCCATCATTCTCAACTGGTTAATTGGTTTTAATGCTTTGTGTAGATATGATACAACCTGTCTCTTACTTGGGTCAAGGAGCCCAGAAGTTGTATATGATATAGAATCAGGTGCCATTCGAACACCTTGATTAGTTCCTGGTTTTTCTTGAAAAATAAAGAACTCATTAATTTTGTCAACAATCTTTGCGCCAGTCGCTTGGTCTTTTTTATACTTGACTTCTTTTACTTTACGAATCTTGGCTGCATCAATTGGACGAATTTCTTGGACACCTGCTTTAGTATTACTTTCGTTTACTACAAGATGATAATATACACGTCCATCAACATACCATGAACGGAAGATGTCGTGACCGAGTTCACCGAACTTCAACATGCCATAGATGTTGTTGAACTCTTCGGTCATTTGTTTTTTGATTGAGTCGCTTGTCTCAACTTTATCTAAATTGACTTCACATGATAGACCTTCGTCACCAACAACAGTTTCATTCACAATATCTTCGATGGCGGCATCAACTTCTGGATGATGAGCAACGCCACGATACTTCATAATTAGTTGAGCATTATCTTTTGCTTGTTCACCTTCCATGTCAATGTATTGACCATAGTGTGAACCTGACGCGGTTACATATCCTGCGCCGTCATCATCTGTCTTAGTTACAACAGACTTTAGTTTTGGCTTTTCTGCATTAGCGTCAGATTGTCCAGCCCGCTTTAGTTCGAAACCAAAAAGTTTGATGATACTATTATCTTGCTCTGCCAAAGTTCCTATCCTACATTACGATTAGTTATTGGGACGGGACATTATTGCCCCGTCCCCACTACTTATAACCACATTAAGCTGTGGTATCTGACTCCCAGTATTGCACTTGAAACTCAACTGTAAACTCTTCAATTTGGTCTACAGTCTCGTAGTTCAAGTCAATCGCACTAACGTTTGTTGGAAAACATCCACGGAAATTGTATGTTTTCAACACTGTTTCGTCTCTGTCAATCTGTTCTACAATCAAGTCTGCTTGATAGTCAACTGGATTTACAAAGCCTGTATTTGCCTGGTGAGCATTGATACCATTCATCCAACGTTCCATTGCGTTACGAACACCAAAGTCCGTATCGTTGATGATTGTTGGAGTCCAGGTTTCAAATGTTCTGTCACCTGCGATTTTCAATTGACGCCCACGGAATGGAACGTCAATGAAGTTCATTACAGATGCAGGCAATTGAGCCGCTTTGCAAAGAAACGAAGTGATTTCTACGTCACCCTGTGCATATGCTGGAAAGTTAATTGTGGCTTTAAAGAGATTTGGACGTGCGCCCCCACCTCTGATTTTTGCCTTGAAGTCGTCAATACCTAAAATTGCCATTTTTTTCTCTCCTTACACCGTGCCTGTAACTTCTTCGAAGTCTACACCAGTTCTAACAGCAACGAAGTTAAGCGTCACATAGTTGATAGAACGGGCAGGCTTGATGAAGATGCTTGCGATGAATTCATTACGGTCAACAACAGCAGATGTGTTGTTTGTTTCGTCACACACTACACGGAAATCTGTGATACCGCGTCTACCCTGAACCTCACGAAGGAATGGCTCAACAATGTTTACGAATTCTGCACGAGTAAACTCGTCATTGAATTCGAACATAACATTTTTACCAGCAATTTCGATTGCTCTCTCAATAGCGAGAAAGAGTCTACGAACATTGATGCGGTCAAAAGCACTAGGTCTATTCATCTTCGTTTTGTCACCGAAGAGTAAAATACCTTGTCCAGGAATGTTTGCTACAGGATTGACACCAGCTTTATAGAGTGTGTCTCTGTCTGTTTTAGTTGGTTGCAATACAATGTCAGTCACACCAAGATAGTTACCTCGTCTCTGACCAGCAGGAGAGAACCATGGAGCGGCAACTAAGTCAGTTGCAGCCATGAGACCTGCTGTAGAAGAAGCGGCTGGAATCTTGATATACTGGTCATTATATTTATCAAACACTTTCAGATAGTTGTTATCAACAAACAAGTAGGATGAACTTGTATATGTATCCGTTGTTAAGATAACACTTGCTGTTGTGGCTGTTGTGACAACAGCTTTTCTGTCAGGAGAAGCAACTACAACACAGTCTTTACGAGCATTTGCAGTAGCAACCAAATCGTTTACGACACTCGTTGCGGTGGTTTTTGTAAGAGACTCAGGAGCAATCAAGAAATCAATCTCGATATTATCTTTGTCTTCAAACTTGTCGTAGCCAAGAGCATAGTCATCAGTACCGATTGAGGCAGAATTTGCGCCACTGGCAAATGACCAAGTGTCTGTTCTATTTGCAACATCTGTCATTCCAACAGAGAAGTCTTCGCCCGCAACTGTTGCGGGTTTATCCCAGTTTGTGCCAACAGTATCAGATGAGCCAGCAGAATCGCCTATATAGAGTTTACCTGCATAAACCCAAGATGATTTTTCTTTTAATACATCTTTGTAGTAGTTTGATGCGCCATCTGTGCTTTTAGCATTTGTAGCAACAGAAACATGTGGGAATGTTTCAAGAACAGTTCCTACTGTGCCTGAGATTCCACCATCTCTGTCGATAACAGCGATGTGAATTTCATCGTTACTTGCGCCAAGTGCTGACGCAAAAGATGATGTGCCTGGTTTGCGGTCAAATGAACTTTTGTAATCCCAAGTATCAAATGTTGTTGCTCCTGCGCTATCTTGAACACACATAGATACTTGAAGTGAATTTCCTAGTTCTCCAGGATACTTTGCAAGAAAAGAACCATCAGCGGAATCGAATGCAGCCAAGGCATCGAATGCATCGCGGTTTTTGATTTGTTGTGCTGTAATTGTTGCATTCGTGTTAGAACCAACAGCGTTCTTAGCGTCGGAGTCTACTACACGAACTACATTCAGTGAATTAGAGTATCTTAGAAAATATGCGGCAGAGTGAAAATCTACCGTATTCGAGGTTGTGGGTGCTGAAAATGTGCTAACCAGACCTGCTTCGTTTGAAACAAGAGTGACTTCTTCAACGGCGCCCCAACCAAAGTCGCCTACAAACGCACCAGTAGAAGTTTGAACATTAGGGACTACGCCCGTTAAGTCAATTTCTTTTACTGTTACGGCAGGACTTGCGGATGGTGTAAAAAGTGCCATAACTTTATTCCTCAGTTGTTAAATTATAAGTATTCATAATACGGTAGTTAATCAATACTCTTATTTATACTTTTACCAATCTTCAACACGTTGATACGTCTGCCACTGGTTCCACTTCGATTGTTCTTCGAGTTGTTCTGCGGCTTCAACCCCATCATCTATGTGTCCAAATGGTGGAACATCATCTTCAATCTCTTTCATTTTAGCTTTAAACATCATCTCTTTTAAGTTGATATCTGTCAAATCAGCAAACATACTCGACGATACAAAGAAGCCAAACATTACTAAGTTCATCATCAAGTCATCATGATTGCCGTCTGATGCTTCATATGACTGTCCTCTTGATACAAATGTCGAGACTTCATTGATTGTATTCTCGTCAACAATTTGTATTTTGTTACTCTCAAGTAAATCTTTGATACCAGAACAGCCAATACGCTTGACTTTACGGTTCATCTCAATACCAATTCTGTCTGCACGAACAGCAGACTCCATATGAATATTTTCATATTCTAAGTCTTGATACA